TGTTGTATTTTTCAACCCAACTTGCTGGATCCATTTGATCTCGTGGAATAGCTTTTTTGCTTTTTCCATCATGCATTGCTGCGGCCATCATCATACGATTCATATGATTGGTGCGGTCGTAGCCTCCGTTGTCGCGCATGATATGTGCGCCTGGCATTGAGTTGTCGTGGCCGCCAGGAATTTTACCCTTGCGGTCCTCGGAGATGAACTCACAGGCTCGCACAGTTAAACTCCTGAGGAGTTAAAAACGCTGTTTTGTGCTGAACTTTGTGTGCCTAGTGCTTTGGCAGTAAATGTAGTTCCAGCTATGATAAGATAGTTACCAGCACCAACATAAATTTGTTTGACTGTTCCATTGGGAACACCAACTACATTAGCATATAGATTGCCTGCTGGTGCGGCATTACCTAACCCGGTAGCAAACACTTGATAGGTAACATCGGCACTTTTAGACTCTATTTCTGCTTTGTCTGTAGTCCACAAAACATTGCCGGCAGAATTAATAACTTGAATAGCCATTTTGATTAACCTTTATAATTTTTCCAGGTCTTGAACAAGCTACGCTCAAGCTCTACTGACTCTTCCATTGATGCCTGACGACGCAACTGACTAGCAACTACAGGAACAGTTGTTTGTCCTGTTGACTTAGGACCATTTAGGCCACCGCTGTATGTGCGTAGGTTAGGTTCTGCCTCAAGTGTTTCTTTATCTGTAGGCCAATCTGGCGTGTTCAACGTTTCATCTGTGTCACCGTAGGCTTCTTCAACTGTTTCATCGCAACTGCATGGTGTATTACCACATCCGCAAGATTCAGATGACTGACCATGTAGACCTGCCATTTTTAACAGGGCGGCCAACTGATCAGCTTCTTCGCCTTCGGCACTAACAGTAATACTCTTACGAGTCTCGCCATCCTCACCAGCGTTCATGTTTACACTGACGTTCATAGTTTCTGTAATCATTGATTCAACACGATTATTAAAACCTTCGTATACACCTTTACCAAACTGCATACCTTTGCCGGCTTTAGGTGCGGCATTGGCCACAGGTGCTACACTGCCGGCTACTGTTGTTTCGTCGACTTTTTCTTCTTTGTCTTTAGAGGCTTTTTTCATAGGTTCTTTACGATCACCATCTTTATCTAAATCTAAAAAGTCTGGTTTGCCACCTTCCTTAACTTTCTTAGGTAGGCCTTTTTCTTTGGTTGCAGCAAAGTCGTGTGTGTCACTAGGTTTCATTGACTTGGCAACTTTTTTCAACTCAGGACTTGCGCCTTTGATCTTTTCACCCTTTTGCATGGCATGTGCCATGCCCATAAACTTGCGTTGGGCTTTACTTACAGCTTTTTCTGCAACGGGTTCCATGTGCTGTTCAGCATCACGCTCGTGTGTGCTGATGATATAGTCAGTGACACTGCTCATCATGCCTTTGATCTGGCCAATTTTTTCTTGAACCCATTCTGGCAAATTCTCATTTTGACGCAAACATTTTTCTAATTCGCGAGCATGACGCATGATAGTATGCAATGAATCTTTGGTCATTCCTGCTTCGTCATTGTATTCTGCTTGTTCGCCGTGACTGATACCTTCACTGCTCATGTTACTGGGACGTGTCATCATTACACCATCGCTGTCTAGATTTTCATCAGTTTTTTCTTTTTTAACACGCTTGCCGTTAACTGTTTTATACTTGTGGCTACCTTTGGTCACACGCTCAGAGTCTTTTGATTTGGCGCTCTTTGGACGACCGCGGCGCTTGGGTTCGCTGGATGTTTCTTTGTCGTCATCTTTATCTTCGTCATCTTCGTGCTTGCGAGTATATGTTGTGGCTTTCATTCCGCTGGGCAGGGTGCGTTCTTTGCGATCAAACTTGCCTGTGCCTTTTTCTTTTTCACGCTTGGCCAACCAAGCATCCATCTCTTTAAACCCTTCATCAAGATTGCCCATACAGTTGTCCCAGAATTCGCCATATTCGTCGCCATACTTGGAACAGAATTTTTCACGGCTCATACGTTCGGCATCTGCTTCCATCTGGCGTTTCATTGAGCCTTCTTGAACTGGAAATGTTTTGTCGCCCATCTTAAATGTTTTTTCACCTGCGGCTTTGGCCTTGTCAGCTTTAAAATGCATCACACCAGCACCTTCGTTTTCAATATCTTCTTTGGGATGACGCAACTTGTTTAATACTGCCCCAGCTACACGCTCACCAGCCTCTTTAGATCCATAACGTTTGCCTGCGTCAGCAGCAATTTTACTGAAGTTCTTGCCAGGTTTGCCTAGATCTTTGCCGGCACGAGCAGCTTTGGCACTGTAGCCGGCTTCGGCAACTGGTTGAACAGCAGGGGCAGCCTTGACTGGTTGAACAGCAGGGGCAGCTTTAACTTGTTGTGTTTGTTTGTTGATAAATGCGATTGCTTGGTTAGCGTCCATTTGTCCGTTCTGTGCTTTTTGAATGATGTCAGTAATTTGTTGACCCATCTTATCACTGGCAGTTCCGCCAGGATTTCCGCCACCAACTCCGCGATTTGATTCAATATCTCTAACGGCATCTTTGTAGGCGTCAACAGCTTTACGCAAATTATAACTAGCTTGGGAATCTAATCTACCTTTAGTTGTAAGTTGATGTGCTGTGTCTCGGCCAGCGATAGCATTTTGATAGCTCAGTGCTTCACGATTTTTTGGATCTTTGAGCCATTCTGCTTGTGCCATTTCATCTGGAGTAACTTCATTGACTTGACTTTCTGTTAAGACTTGAGCTAATTTGCTCTTAGGAGCAGTTGCTCGAGCATCTTCCGTAATCTGTTTAGCATCTTGCTTGTCAGCCAACTGGGCCAATCGTTTGTTTAAGTCGTAAAAAAAATTGTTCATTACATTATCCTCTTGGGTTGGAACCGGTGGCCGGGCGGGGTGGGCGTTTTGTTTTGGTCATTGGGCTAGTAGTGCCCATTGGCAAATCGTTTGTTGTTTTTGCGGCAGGTGTCTTTCCACCAGCTACAGTAAAGTCACTGCGATATGCATTCTTTAACACTGCATGCTCATCATATGGTGCTGAGTAATCTTTGCTCAAGGCCCGTTGTGCGGCATCTGGTGCAGGATAATCTGTGTCGGTTAATAAATTTTTATTTTCGTCTTCAACCTTTTTACGCTCACTGTCCATACTGTCTTCGTGTGGTGTAGTCAACATGATGATTCTGTTAGGATCCATAAACAACAATTGGGCAATCTGTTTGATCTGTGGCTCAATTGCCGGATAACGGAACTCTACATCAATGCTTGTTACGCTATCATTGCTGTGCTTAGGAAAGTCAGCTGGGCTAAGTTGAACTGGTGTAGTTTTTGGACGGCTAAACTTAACTGTGTCAAACTGTGCAAGTTTTTCTTCTAGCTGTTTGACGAAATCAGGGGCAACATCGCCTACAATTTTAATCCTGTAATTGTAGGTTCTTTCTGATTCTGCGAGGTATTGTTGAAAATTTTTCATCGGTTAGGTTCCTATATGATATTTATGCTTTGTCATTGTTTTGGTCTCTTGACATCATCAAGCGTTCCAGTAAATCATTGCGACTTAACACTTGTCCGTGTGCTGTTTCCACAGCTTCTTCTGGAGTATTTTTAGCCGCATCTTGATCTAGCTTTAATTTTTTCATCTGTAGATCGACCATTTTTAACTTTTTATTAAGTTTGGCAGTTTTGGCAGTGATTGCATGCCCCAACATGGTGCTGGCCACGGCAAATATTTCGCTTGAGTAGCGGCTGTCGACCTGCATGCCCAGGTTCATTAGGTCATCAAATGTTTCTGTAGCTTTTGCAGCTAGATCGTCCATTTCGTTATCGCTAGCTTCTAATCCCCGAACTGCTGGTAGTGCTAGATCAATTTTGTCAATGGCAAGATCAATATTTGCCATTGTGGTTTTGTTTTCTTCTATGGTAGGTGCAGGAGTTTCAATGGGGTCTTTTTCAAGATCATCAAATCCAAACAATTCTTCAAGGCGTTTAGTAATTTTGAGTCTCCTTATCCATCCAAACTCGCTTACCGTCAATAAGTTTCCAAGTTCTACCGCGGTTTTTTTCTGCCGCAGTTAACATATTTTGTATGCTTCTTTCTCTTCTTGCTTCTATGGCCGCTATTAATTTAGGTGTTTTAGTTTTCTTTTTACCAATCATTCCTTTACGCATATTTTCAATGCGTTCTAGGGTATAACTATCAGGACGACAGCAAGAATTCTTCATACGAGCTGATAATTCTTCTGGCGTCATTTTACTTAATAAATCAGTTTGTGTTTTTGATATCTTATTTTTTGTTTGTTGGGTTGCCGGAGGTGCCCAATTTGGATGCCCTTTTAATTTAGATGATACTTGTTTGGCAACTTCAGATCCAGCCACATACCCGCCGCCAGCACCTGATTCTGGTTTTAAATTAGCCCATTCTTTAGATTCAACTACATTCCATAATTTAGAATAATAAAGCCCTGTTTTAATAAGTTCTACTTCATTATCAGTTTCTAATAATATCTCGGTATCAACGTCATATCCGTGTTTTTTAATGTGTCGACGCCAGTGTTTTCCAGATCCTTTGTAGTTATGAGGATTTTTTGACACTGTAGTACCCAAGTATTTTAATCCAGTTTGGTTATGTGTCTTTTTGTAAAGATAGAATTTTCGGGTCATGCCCTATTTACCAGTTTTTTTACTGCCTTGATGATAAATTTGGTCTTCATTGATCACCCGAAAAACAAGTCCATTACGGCGGGCCCATTTGGTTGCCGCATCCCACTTGGCATAATTTACCGCTACAATAGCACGATCACGGTCCGTGGCCTTGCTTTCAATTAGACTTTGTTTTTTGGGTTTGATCTCAATTAATTCAGCACGGGTAGTGTTATTCGGGCCGCGATAGGTTACTAGAAAATCTGGGATATACATGCTCGGCTTGCCGGTTAGTGGATTACGATAAGGAATTGCAATACTTTCGCTGGCCCACTGTAAGACATTGTCGTTTGAATCTAAGAACATCATAAAGGTAAGTTCCCACCCCGATCTATATTTTGGTGTGCCTTTACCCACATACTTGGCAGTATTTTTTACAGTATAGGCGCCTTGACGAAAATTAGGCACGGCTTAAATCCTAATGTTATGAGCGACATAATAGTTGGGCTGGGTAGGTACATTGAGACCCAACAAGGTACTTCTACTACGAATACCATTTAAATAGTAAGATAAAGTCAATGTAATCTGTGGGCCTGTTTGTCCTTGGAATTGTTGTAATAAAGTCATTGCAGGAATTCCAGTTGCATCACTAATTCTGAATACTGTTACAGTAAAATTGCCGGCGGCTTCTCTAGAAGTAAACACTGATTGAAAATAACTGTTGACTGCATCATAGGCATCCACAGGTACACGTTGTTGATAGCCGTAAAATCGATCAAAGATCTGTACTGTTAAATCAGTACTGTTATTAGGAACGTTTACTGATCCCATAATTAGTATCCTGCATCATTGTAAGCATCATAAGCAGGTGGAGAATTTCCTACTAATCCTGGAGTATCCGGTGCAATATCTTCGGCAACTTCGGCCGCACGATATAGCGTTCCATCTTTAAATGTGTTGCCGTTGCCGTCAGTTTTATATTCTGGTGTTGGAAAAAATAATCCACCAATGGCGCCGGCAGCTTGTCGTGCAGCATCTATGGTTCCACCTGCCAGTGCCGGTGCAAGGCCACCAAGTATTTGTTGTGCGTAAGCGCCGCCGCCACCAAGACTTGTTATACCGGCTCCTAAAAATGCACTTGCTGTTGGAACCAAGCCTTGACCAACAGCGCCAATGACATTTTGCAAAGTATTTTGTCCCTTGGCCAAGGCCTGTAAGTCCTGTTTAGATCCGGCTGGTGTATAGGTGCTGCCTGGCGTTGCTATTGGACTCTTTTCAGTGTCGTAGTGTGCTGGGTCAGCAAAACCAGTGACTTGTTCGCTTGGCGTGTCGCCGCCAATGTTGCCAGAATAATATTTTACAGCTTCGTAACGTATGCTCATGGTGTGTGTTACAACTCCGTTGCCCTGGCTGTAATCATAGGTATCATGATTCCACTCAGTGATCAAGGGATTGATCATAGTGTACTGTGCATAGGTTTTCTGTGATAGACCATAAATGGTAATATCGCGAAAGAATGGTTCAACTCCGCTGGCAGGTCCAGTTAACAAGGATGTTGCTAAACTTTGTAAGGAAGGATTGCTATAACCCTGTCCACTAAGGCCCCAGTGTTGTATACCTCTGCTGGGTGAATATGTATCGTTGGCAGTGTAGCTTGCTCCGCCCATGACCTCAGGCACTTGTATTTGCCCCAACACGCCGCTTTGATTGGGAGTATTGCCGTATTTGTAGGTTGGATCACTGTAGTAGTATTGATAATACTGATACCACATGTTGCGTATGAGATCGCTGTTGTCATCGTTGAATACTATCTGTGCTGGATTGTAATTGATTTTTTTCTGAACCAGTCGCTTGCGATTGTACTGATTCATTGTGTCTACTTCAACTTGATAACTGGGCAGTTGCGCAGTTTTGACCATGAGGCTAATTACACTTGACTTGCCACCAGAAATTAAATTTGATACCGCTGGGATATTGGTATTTAAATTAAAATAAACCTGAAATAGATACTTGGTTCTGGGAAGATACTGATAGCTTCCGCCGCTTACAAAAGTTTTAGAGGCGTGAGTATAATCTCTTAACCCTTGACCAGGCGGAAATGGTTGTAACGACATTGGCTATTAGCCTGGATTTGATATGCCAGTTGCTGTTCCAGGTTTTTCTGTAGTTTCAATTTGGGCGGCATTGTCAAATCTAATGGTCATACTCACCGTCATTGGTTCATTGGTGCCATAGTTGGCATCGTTATAGTTGACACTTTGTAGGTAGCAACCGTACATTTCCCATGTTTCGAGCACAACTGGAACGTTGGTACCGTTGCCGCCGTCTAGGACCTGGAATGTTGTTTGAAACTTGTAATTGATGCCAGAAGCAGCACTTGACATTTCTGCAAAATCTAATTGTTTCTGTAACTGACTGCCAATTACTCGTGAAATATTGCCGCCGGCATCATCACGAACCTGACATGTAACATCCTGCCAGCTGTATTTGCCCGCAATTTTTACTGTGCTGTTATAAACAGGCAAGTCAATGTTTTCAAATTGCACTTGTGGACGACTAAAGTCCATTACTTGTCTGGTTACTTCTAATGTTTCACCGGGGCCGTTGGTGCCCATTCCTTGAAACTGAACGCGAAAGCGATATTTTAGCTTTGGCATCAAGAGGGTTTGATTTCCAAGGCTCTGATCGCTTCCTGGTAATCCGCCGGTGTAAACTGACATTTTTTGTAGTGATGCTGTTGGCATTTTTATCTTCCTATATAAGTGTATTTATGGTATTAAAATCAAGTCTCGACCCAATGTTAATTAAGCCGTGGCCTGTGCCTGAATACTTCCTGTATTTTGAATACGTATCGGTATGTAGATAAACTCTACTGCCTTGACCGGTTCAATAGCAATATCAACATAAAGTTCGTTACGATCAATTGTAGTTGGAGTATTATTAGTTTGATCGCAAACAACCAAATAATCGTACAGGGCACGTTTACCCACCAACTCAACCATGAGCGATGTAATCTGCGCTTTGATCGAACTACGAGTAATCGTGTCATTGGGTTCAAACAGATACTGATTACCAATGATTTCTAATCGACCACGCAGGTATGCTACCAAACGTGCCACGTTGATACGATCAAGTGCTGTAGCAGTGCCTTGTAGGGTATGATTACCAAAGTTTACAATACCTGTACCAGGAATGAATGTGATTGGGTTAATATCATTTTGATACAACACATCACGCTGACCTTGGTTTACGCCCAACGGTTGGAATTCGCCTGTTTGAGCCTGTAAGTAACCAATCTGTAGGGCATTGTCTATTACACCGCGGCGCAGACCAGCAGGAGCAAACCATGGATACGCTACCGCATCACTACGAATAATTGTGCGAATCATCATGTGACTTGGAGCAGTAACTACTATGTTGCCTGTTAGATCAGTTGTGGTGCAACTTGGATAGAATGCTGCGCTGTATGCGTCGCCTACCGCCAAGTTACCATCACCACCTGGTAGTCCCAGATTGTTGTTGTTGGTAGCCCAGGTCACTATTTCAGCTGGGGTTAAACGCAACGGTGTGTCAACTATGCTGAATGCTGTGTCGCCGCGATCGTTGTTGAGAATACGCATTTCTGGTGCCAACTCTGGATACTGTGGGCAAGTAATCAAGTTATATTGTGCTTGCTGTTCACGCAATTCTGTACTGGTATCAATGGCTACTCTTAGAGCCCGAACAATTAAAGCACGTTGAGCATGACGACCCATGTAGGCAGCGCCGTCTGGACGATTGCCACTGGCAGTTACCCAGACATTGGTTTGACTTGGCAATACATCTGGATACGGATAGTCCGTAGCGTTGAAGTAGTTGACTTGGAATGACTTGACATTAAATCCTGAACGACGTGTATTCCATAACAACATACCTTCTGGGTACAACAATGGATTTGGAGCATCAAGATCCAAATAGTCACTGGTGATCAACGGATCGGAACCTGTGGCAATTGGAGGAATAGGATCTGTAATTGGATTGGTTGTGCCGTTAGGAGCCCAACGTGCATCTGCAAACAAGATACCATTGATTGTGGTTTGATCAGCAGTACTGATCTGTACCCACTGGGTTTGTCCGCTGACACTTTCCCAACGACTAATCACTGGATAATTTTCTAAATCACTGGTATCAATCCATAGGTCGCCTTCTACCAATGGGCTTTCGGCTGTGTTAGTTTGTGTGGTTGGTGCTGTGGCACTGAATATTGGGCCAGCAGCATTGGTATTGCTCAAATTATAACCACGTACATCATTGGTTACAGTTTGATAACCTACCCAAGCTCCATTATTTTGAATCATAATGTCGGCTGTGGTAGCATCACTGTAATACCAAAGTGTTCCGTCGGCTGGGTTAATTTCAGGAGGACTGGCTGCAGCAGTGTAAGTAAATGTTGGGCTGCCGATCCAGTTACTCAATGTAAGACCAACAGCAACACCATCAACATAAGTGTCGCGAATGCCTGTAACCGCTGTAGTAAATCCAGCATCAACCAATGGAGTATTTGTGCCATCGTCCAGGTAAATGTCGCCACCTGCAGAGTGTGTAAACACTATAGCGCCAGCACTATTAACTGATGCGCTGACATTGTCAACCATTGCAGCACTAACAGCAGCTATAAAATCAGCACTAGTAGTACCATCAATAGTAATTGTTACTGGAGTAGTTGGTGTGGCTGTTTCTGGTTCTGATGCTGATAATGTAAATGTAGATCCAGTAACAAAAGTTGGATTACTTGTTGCACCAGCAATTATGGTGTCACCTGCGGCAATGCGCTCAAGAATTAGCAATCCAGAGGTGCCACTGTTTAATGGGTCAATCTGTGCATATGTAGTGCCAGTTGGAATAGTCTGGCCGCCACCGGTAGGATCTAGGCCATACAATGCAGCCGCATCTGTGGCATATACTGGACAACTTTGTAACACATAGGTACCCAAGGTGCTGTTATAACGCTTGATTTCTGTCAACATGCCTTGATTAACCGAGTTGGTTTGTTGGAATACACTTCCAGTAGGAGCTGGCATGTCCTGACCTGTTCTCCAGCGTGGAGCGGCATAGTTAGGACCAAAATCATACTGTGGAGCATAGTATTCACCAGCAGTAAGTCCTAGTGTGGCCAATGCTGTGCCAGTATAGTTTTGAATGTAAATTACACCGCCATTGGCAGCAGAATTGACAATAGTGCCACCTGACACATAGGAAGCTGTTGTGGTGTTATCATATGCCACTGTAGTAGTTGTGCAGGCTGTTACAGTGTAAGTTCCGTTGTAACCGGCTGGGTTCACGCTGGCAACTGTGATTGAATCGCCAACAACATATGGTGCTGTGGCCTGTGCAGAGAAAGTCAATGTTGCTGTAGTTCCTGTTCCTGAGGCACCGGTTACCGATAAGTTATCACCAGATGCCATACTGTCTGCATATAATGTTAATTTTCCGCCAATGTTGGCAGCATAAACACCTTCGGTGTTGAGTGCGGCATTGATCTGGCCAGCCAAATACTGCACTGTGTTGTTGGGTGCTCCGGCTACAGTAATGTTTGTGCCATTGATTCTAATTACACTGGCTGGAGTAATACTGGTAGGTGCCAATGTGCCTTGTAGGGTAGGCCAAGATGTTTTCCATTCGTCACTACCAATCAATACCCAGGTATTGTATAAATCTTGCGCACTTGCGCCATCCTGTAACCAACCAGGAGCCTGGTTAAGTGCGTTGACTGTGGTGGGGCCGCCACGCTTGTAGTAAGTTGGATTGTTGACGTTGGTGGCTGTGACCGCATAATCACCGATGCTGCCATAGCTGGCCAAAGGTACTGTGCTTGCGGTTTCTAGATATGTGGTGTCTGTGATTACTGAGGGTGTTTTTCTGGTAAATGCAGAAGTAGAAATATTCCACTCATTGATGCCCCAGCGACTGTTGGTTGTATCCAACCAGTATGTGCCGTTGGCAGGTGCGCCAAATGGGCGATTTAATGTGGCAGTAAGAGCAGCCAGGTCAATATCGGCTCGCATTACATAGGCAGTGTTGGTTACACCCAGGGCTGAATATCCAGCCAATAAGCCGTATTCATTGAGCTCGTATCCGTTGATCGGAGTACCAGCTGTGGTGTTGTAAAAGAATGGAACACCAAACGTAGACAACAAATCTCGTTGACTGGTCATCAAGTAAAGTCTATTAGCATTCGCAGCCAAGGTGCCTGGAGCAATTCCAGTACCTGCGCCAGAAATTTTATTCTGTGCTGTTACCAATAAAATAAACGGTACCGAGCTAGCAGCTGCGGGTGTGTAATTGCTTTGGTCGATTACACTGACTTGTACACCTGGGGATAGTAAGGCCATAACTAATTCCTTTTTATTAATTAAAGATATTTATCGGTTATCTCAAAAAAATTGGTTTAATACTGCCCTTACGGTACGGTTTTGTTCTGAAAACATGGTAAATATTACCATGAGACCCTGGTGCCCTACCTGTAAACAACGATTGTGTGCAATAAACTGTTATCGTAATGATAAAATTTATTATCGCAGTCAGTGTGATTATTGCATTAGGAAAGGTCGTAAGGTCAAAACTCCAGAACCCGGGTGGAAATCAGCTGGATATAAGAAAAAACCCACATGTGATCGATGTGGGTTCAGGGCCAGGTTTGCGGCACAACTATTGGTGTATCATGTAGACGGAAACCTACACAATACTACTCTAAGAAATTTAAAAACTATTTGTCAAAACTGTGTGGTAGAAGTTGAGAAGACTGATCTTCCCTGGCGGGTTGGAGACTTAGCACCAGACGTTTGACCTGGGCAAATAGTGGGTCAAGTCCGTTGGCATTGTTATCAATGACAGCATCAAATTCTGTACCAATCCAAGCCCATTCACTAGGGTGAATTCCTTTTTCTTGCATCATAATCATAGCAGGGTATACCTGTTGATTAGCAGCCACAGCAAGCTCAAACCACTCAGGTTCTGGACCACGGACCACACGTATTACAATGCCGCCTGCATTGCGAACTGCCGCTATTTCGTTAGGAAAGCGGACGTCTGTAATCACAATATCGTTATGTGCTCGAGCCAATTTATTCTCAAGGCTAGCAATCCAAGTATCATCATGCCAGCTTCGGCGGGCTACTTCTGTTCCCCAGCGTTGTAGGACCAAGCGTGGAGTTAAGTCGGGCATGTTTAGTCGATTAGCCCACCAAGGATCTACTTGCTCACGCCAGGCACGACTTTCTGTAGTGCGCCCTTCAAGCAAGTCACGGTCCCAACCAAACACAGCAGCCACAGCATCTTTGAGAGTGGCCGCAAATGAGTCGCGCTTAAACCCGTAGATGTTTTGTAAATAGTCTGCTATGGTGTCTTTACCGCTTCCTTGGAAGCCAGCGATGCCTATGATCATCTAAGTTCCTTTACATTCAAATGCTTTAATGTAGCCTGTAACATATCAATTTGTCTACGACAATCCTCTAGGGCATGATGACTGGTAGCGGGTTTAGGCAGTTCAGGCCACAGTGAGTAGATGGTTCTAGCATCTCTAACATTGTAAAACTGCCAAGGTAGACTTTTGCCATAACTCTTATAGGCGTGTTCAAGTATGTTCATATCATACGTCGGTCCATTTGCAAATATAAATTTGTGTTGCCAGGCCAGTTTATATAAACTATCTAATGCTTGATCTAGATCTACACGACCTTCTTCCATAAATGCTTCTGCTTGTGCTAGGGGTTGAGTAGCCCACCAGTCTATGGTGTCCTGTTGTATGCTACGGTTTTCTTGGCTTTCCAAAGTAATACGAGCATAGTAGCAACGATCGTAGTAGCCCCGACCAAATGGATCAAAACTTTGAGCCGCAATGGTCAAAATGGTGGCATCTGGGCCAGTGCCAAGTCCCTCAATGTCGATCATCAGTGATGTGCTCATGCTAAGAGTATAGCATGAATTTTGAGTTAAGTCTAGAGGATCTTACCCAATTATCCAATAACCCAAGTAAGCGGTTGCGAGCCATCTACATAGGTTTTAAGATCTTCCAAGCACTTGTCAATTCCGGCTTGTCCTTCGGCCTTCATTGCTGTACCGTTTAGGGTGCCGCCTCCCTGTGGACCGGCGATCTGCCCAAATTTCTCACGTGCTTCGCCGATGATTATCTTACAGTTGGCAGTCATGTAATCGCGGAACCATTGACGAATTTGGAAATCACTTAGCAGATTAAATTCTGGTTTGAGATTATAAGACCAAAGCAAAACACTTTCGCCTGTGCCTTTTGGGTCACGGATTAGTTGTAATTTTTTGGTCACAGGATTCCAGGTATAGTTCATGTAAGCACCAAACATACGTCCGGCAAGCTCTACATACTGACTATAGAAATCGTAGGTGGCGAGACCACCTGCCACGTTAAAGTTCATCAGGTACACGTTCATACTCGCTTGGCTAAATGGATCAAAGTTACTTGCAAACGGGCCAGTTGAATCACCGAATGTTCTACGGAAAATTTGTCTTACAGTTATAACTTCCTGTGGCAAATCATAGATATTGACATTGGTAACCAGCTCTAAAAAACTATAACTTTCTTCGTAGGCATTTTGTGCTCGCTGACGATAAACACCCAAGGTACGTTGATAGGCTGCTTCGTAGTGTTCAGCATCCAATTCAAGGTCAATGATCTGTGCGCCCAGTTGCAAGCGCACATAATCAATCAGTTCTTGTTTTAGTGTTTCTGTAGTAGTTTGGTTTTCTAATGCCATTAGGGACTCCGTGTTCCCTGTATTTAGTACGTTACCAAGCCCAAAGTATGATTAGGTTATCGTTACCACGCCCGTTAAACTTGGTTTCTGTAGCCTTGATTTCTTTAAATACTTTTCGTGCCGCTGGTTTACCTCCAGCCAACAAGAGCTTTAACTGTTCTTGAGGTTTTCTTAAAGTTTTAGAAACGGTTTGCAAGGAGTCAAATCCCACAATTGCACTACCCTTTACTGTAAAGGTTCCAATGTGACTGTCGGCCACAACATAGACTAACTTGCGTTTGGCAGAGTCAAAAAGGAATGCTTCGCTAGCACCAACCAGCTTTGTTACTGGTTCTGATTTAAGGCCGAGCTCATCAAACTCTCTTAGGAACTTGAACTTGCGTGTGAGTCGTTCTGGACTTATGGCTTTCTTGGCTCTAGGCTTGCGTTCTACTTTTTTAAGTTGTACATAACTGCCGCAGTCGTTGATCACTGTTTCACAGAACTTGACACAGTTTCGTAATTGTAATCGTGTAAGGTGGCTGTAACCTTCAACCAGGTCGGCGTCGGTACCTTCTAGGACTTCCGTAAATTCTGCCAGACGTAATTCCCAAACTTTTAATACTGTGCCAACCATGCTGGGACTGATATTCATACCACGCATGAGTTTGATTGGACTAAAGTCTGCTGACATTTTGGCACCAGCCGTAACGAAGTCATCAAACATACCTTCAAGCTCACCACAGCACTCAGAGATTTTTTCACGTAAATGATCTTGGATTGTTAATTTAGCCACTGCGGTATCAGCATCGACTTCACTTTGTTCTCGTTTCTTTTCTTGCTTGACTCGGAGCATCTGACTAATCTGCTCATCAACAATACTTTGTTCGTGTTCGTTGAGCATGAGCCCAATCAGGGTCATGCGACATACCCAGGCCGGAGTTACGCGAATTTGGCTGTCTGGAATGCCACGCATGGTTTTAGCATCCACCTTGCGTCCGTTGTGTTCTAAGT